CTGCGTCACCGTTCATCCCTCACAGCTGCCAGGCGCTCGATGTCCTGGCGATCGAATACGTAGGGCCCGCCTGGGCCATCCAGCTGGGCCAGGTAAGGCACCTGGCCAGCCTCGATCCGGCGCAGCAGGGTAGAGCGGTGCGTGATGCCCAGCAGGCGCATCGCCTCGGCACCGCCGATCAGATCACCTGGGCTTATCAGCCTGGGCTCCTGGGTTGGTTCATGTGTTGCCATCGTGCTGTTTTCCTGTCTGCGGGCCTCCCCCCCTGGGTGGCCCCGCGTTGTCAAACCTAGCGCAACGCCCGTTGCGTCCCGTGCATTACGAATGCAACGGGCGTTGCGTACTGGTCCTGTTTTGTAGGATCCACACAAGCGCCCATTTACCAAACCCGCTAGATCCAGGCGTTTACCCAAAGGCCGGCGCCGCGGCCGGCCTGGAGGGTTCCCATAGTTGTAACGGTTTAGCCTGCGCCCATCACCCGCCCAGCCAGGACCACTGCGGTGCCCAGGGCTGTTACCAGGGCAGCGCCCACGGTGCGCACCAGCCAGCGGTTAGCGTCTTCCAGGTCTTTGATGGCCTGGTCTTGCACCGCCTTTAGTCGGTTGATGTCATCCCAGGTGGGGCGCTTCTCCAGGCTGCCGCTGATGCCCAGCAGGGTCTGCCCCTGGGTCAGCATCAGCCGGTATACCTCACCCAGCGTTACCTCGGTAATGGTCATGGGATCCACCTGGGGCCCGTTCATTCATGCCTGCCCTGGCGTTTGGCCACCAGCGCGGGGATGGCCCCGCGCTCAGTCTTGATGTACCCAGCCAGCCATACCAGGCACACCGCCACGGCTGTCTGGACAGCTGGCGGCATGGTGACGCCCAGGGACTCCAGCACCCAGGCCAGGACCACCACGGCAGCAGCGGCCACCCCGGCTGCGGTCAGCTTGTCTGTCGGTGCCATTACTTGGCCGCTTCTTCCGTGGTGTAGCGGGCAGCTGCCCTGGCGATGTCGTCAGCCTGGCGGGCAGGGATGGCATCATTCTTCACCTGGGCCACGGTGCGCCCCACGGTGGCCTTGACGATGGACTCGGCCTGGATGGGGTGGATGCGCAGCTGCCCATCCAGCACCGGAATGATGCGCTCCAGGATCCGCTCCACGGTCTGCTCCACGATGTCGTTTGCCTGGCCAGCGTCAATAAATCCGCTCATGTTTTCATCCTCTTGTGTTGGTGGTGCGGTGGTGCCCTGGGCGGTGATCCCGGCCCAGGCGATTACGGGGCTGCCGCAGACGTCCTCAGTCCATCCCCGGTAGGTCAGGGGCCACCCCCAGCCTGCGTAGTAGTCCTCCAGCTCAGCCAGGCTGGGGTGGTGGTGCGGGGTGGTGCTGTTGTCCGAGGTGCTGTAGCAGCTGCCGTCAGGCATGCGCAGCACAACGTGCCCGGCTGGCTCACGGTCCAGCCCGTACCACACCGGCACCGCGACATCGGCAGGGTACGCCCGATCCTGGTGCTGGGTGGTGGACGCCTCCCAGGCTGCCGTGGCGGTGGGGTGGACGGCTGGCAGCCCAAACGTCCTGCGCACGTACTCCAGGCACCAGCCTGGGCGGCAGTCAATGGCAGGATCCGGTGTGATGGTCTGGGCCCAGCTCATGCGCCCAGATCCTCCAGCCAGATAGAGCGCCTGGACAGGCCCACGGTGGTGGTGCCCGCCTTGGCTGCCAGCAGCTTAAGGTTCACCGTCGCGGTGGTGGCTGCCTGCCAGCTGAACCAGGCGTCCACGGTCAGGGCTGATGCCACCAGCGGGGCGGACCAAAAAGTCTTGTCACCGTCCAGGGAAGTGCCCGCACTGGTGCTGTCGCTGGTGGCGCTGGAAACCAGCTGGAACGCCACCGGCTGGTTGGTTGCTGCGCTCATGGTCTGGGCCTGGTAACGGACCCGGTACCACCGGCCAGCCACCAGGGACACAGCCGAAAACTGCTCGATTTTCGTGAAATTGGAGCTGACGATATCGACGTTAGACGCGTTCACCTGGCGGGGCTGGGCCACGTCCAGGGCAGCCACCAGGGCATGGACCCGCTCAGCCTGGCGCTGCTGCCAGTAGGGCACGTCAGGGGCATCATTCGGGCCTGCGTAGGGGATGGACAGGGGCGCTGCTGTGGTTGCCATTGGTTTAGCTCTCTCCCAGGTTGGATGGTTCGCGGGTGGCAAGGGTCATGGACCCTTCCCCCAGGTTGAATGTCACGGTTTTGACGATGTGGCGGATACCCTCGGCCCCGATGGATACGGTGTGCCCCGGCCGGATCCAGTACGCTGCCACCGCGTCGATGGTGTAGGAGTCCCCACGGGTGGACAGCTGGGCCACGGTCAGCCTGGCTGCCTCATCGGCGCTGTACTGGTCTGTCTGGACCTCACGCTCAGCGAAGAACACCTTGTGCCCGGCACCGGATCCCCGGCTGTCTCCTGGCGGGGCCCACTTGCCGAATATCTCGCGGTCAGCCCCGGCAGCGTCTTTCCACTTGTAGTGGAGCACAGCTGCGGTGTAGTAGGCGTCGATGTCCTGGCTGTGGGTGATTTTCTTGACCAGGGATTCGGGCCCCTCCCGCAGCAGTGCGGCTGCCTCCCCGGCAGCTGTGGCGCGTTTCTCCAGCCGCCAGGCCCCGGTGGTGTCAACGTAGATCCACAGCCCCGCAGCCAGGGCCAGGGCTGCCAGCTGATCCCACAGCGGCTTGCCTGGCTCCAGGGCCACGGCAGCCACCAGGTCTGGCCGGTACTTGTCCGGCAGCTGCGTGTTGATGGTCTGCGGGGTGGGGCAGGCGTACTCCAGCATCCAGGCGATGGCCTCCACCAGCCCAGCGAAGCTCTTGGTCTGCCTGGTGCCCATCCAGCGGTTGTCCTGGGTGCGCAGCTCGGCGCTGGTGCACTCCATAACGTGGGCGTCCCCTGGGCTGTCGTTCTCGCCCTTGCGGATATGGCCGGTAGCCAGCACCTGGACATCTTCCACGGCACCGCCTGGGTAGACGTAGCCTGCCAGCACCTCGATAGCGGTCGGCTGGCGCGGATCTGACAGGGCCAGCAGCTCGGCCAGGGCAGGGCTGGTGATGGAGAACCGCTGGTGCGGGCTCCAGTCCTCAGACAGCGCCACGGTGCCATCGGATATTTCAACGGTGGTGGCGGTGCCTGCGGTGGTGATCCTGGCATAGACCCGCTGCCGGTGCGTCTTGCTCAGCACGTCCTGGGCCATCGGATCGTAAGGGGCTGTTATGGGCAGCAGCGGCATTTACTTGGTCGCATTCAGTAGCAGGTCTTGGAAGGTGGCATATTTCTTGGCGACGGTGGCGAACTTGGGGTAGGCCCCAGCCAGGGCAGCGAACGTCCAGCCCAGGGATCCGGCCAGATCCCCGATGGGCCTGGCCAGCTCGGCGTAGCCAATATCCACCCCGAACACCGTTGCGGCCCCGCGTGTCTCCAGGGTCGGGATCCCGTAGCTGGTCGCCGTAAAATACATGTCCATGCCCTGGTGTTCAGGCTGGCGCAGCATCAGCACTTCCCCGCGTTTGGTGGCCTCCACCACCTTGATGGCCTCGGCGAAAGTCCCGCAGTAGAGCTTGATGCTCCCGCGCCTGGTGGACATGCCGCGCAGCACCGCCACGGGATCCTCCCGGCCCAGCAGCTCATGGATGGTGCCCAGTGACTGCCCGCCTGCGGAATACTCCAGCAGCGCCTGGACACGTACCGAGTAGGCAGGCATGACAGGCACGAATAGCCAGGGGCTGCCGATGTCCCAGGTGGCGGCCTGGGTGGCGGTGCCTGCGGTGTAGGACACGGCACCGCTGGCTGCTTCATAGTCGCTCAGCACCAGGGGCTGCTGGGGCAGGCTCTGGGTGGATTCCGAGTTGCCCAACACCCCGGCCCAGGCGTAGGCGTAGGCGGGATCCTGGGCCCCGTTGAAGTCATCCCCGACGCCAGAGAACCAGGGGCCCGGCTTGTCAAACACACCGACGAAACGTGCGTCCACGGTGGCCCCGGCAGGCAGGCTGTTGACCAGCAGCGACATNCGGAAACCCGCTGCGCCGATCACCGCGTGATTGTCCAGGGTNATGGTNGTCCAGGTGTCGGCCAGCAGGTTATAGCTGGCCCCGGCGATCACCGTTGAAGTGTTGCGGAACTGNACCAGCACGGCAGCACTGACGCGGANCTGCACCGTTGCCCACACCTTGGTGCCCTCAGCGAACGGGGTAGCGGTGGGGTAAAAGTAGATGCCCACCGTGGATGCCTGGGCATCTTTGGTCATGCGGTTGTAAGAGAACCCCGTACCGCTCTGGGTACTCCAGGTGCCGGATCCGGTGTTGGAGGTCATAGACCAGCCGGTGATGCCGTTGGGCCTGGGGTTGGTGGCGTAGTTGCGCCGGTACTCCACCAGGGTCGGAGTGTAGGGCAGCACCCCTGGCAGGGTGCGGACATCGGCCACCCCGTTGGCGTCGGTGCGGGTGATGGCCTCGATAGTCTCGGTAGCAGCGATGGACAAGGCCATAGCGCCATTGTCCGGCTGCGGGGTGGCAGTAATTATGGTCACGGGATGGACACACCTTTAGTCAGTTTTTCCACCAGCACTGTCTGCTGGCGGGTGGCGGTCAGCTGGGCCATTTCCACCTGGTAACGCCACTTAGCCCCGGCGTCCATATACGGGGCCACGGGAACGTTCACAGGGTGGCCCAGGCCATCCAACTCATTCTTTGTTTTCTGCACGTCATGGGCCTTGACGAACGTGTCCACGTTCTCGGGCACCAGCCCATAGCGGTCGGCCAGCTTCTTGGCTTCCACGCTGCCCATCCCGGCTGCGTCGGCAGCTGCCAGGAAATTGGCGCGGGCCTCTTTGGTCTTGGCTGTCACCGTCGCGGTGGATTCACCCTGGTCTATCTGGGCGTCCCGCAGCGCGTTGGCTTTCTCGGCCATATCCACCAGGGTCTGCTGGTTGGCTTTACCCGCTGCGGTGTGCAGATCCAGGCCCTTGCCGTTTGCCTTGATGTCTTTGATGCCCTGGGCCATCGAATCGTTGTAGGCAATCTCAGCGCCCACACCGGACAGGGCAGCGCCGCTGGCTTCCTCCAGGGCCCTGGCCTGTTCCTCCAGGGCCTTGGTCTTGGCCTCCAGGGCAGCAGCGCCATCATCCACGGCGGCTGTCTCGATGCCGTAAATCTCGGTGGCTGACTCGGTGGTCTTGATGTTGTCCTCAGCCTGGCCGCGCAGATCAGACAGTGCCTGCTGCTTGGTCTTGGCTGCCTGGGCTGACGCGTCCATTACCGGGATGCCATCGTTGGTGTAGGTGGTGCCCTCCTGGATCTTCTCTGACAGGCGCTGCCAGGCGTCCCCTGTCTTGTCCAGGAATGCCCTGGAGTCGTCGGCGGATCCGGCAGCAGCCTTGACAGCCTCGGTGGCATCCAGGCCCGCAGCCTTGGCATCTTTGGCTGTCTCCTGGAACTTGGTGGTGGATTCATCGGCCCACCAGCTGAGCCAGTTATCCTCCATCACCTCGCGCCCCCAGCCCTTGATGATGTCGGCGTAGTCCAGCTTGGACAGGTCGCCGCCCACCTCGCCGATGGCGTCCAGCATGTCCACTGATTTTTGCTTCAGCTCGGTGGCTTTTTCGGCGCTCTCCTGCATCGCGGTGGTGGCCATACCGATGCCCACCGCCAGGGCCACACCGGCTGCCAGGCCCACCGGCCCGAACCCCTCCAGCATCTCCGCAGCCAGGCCCTGGAACCCATCAGCGATGCCCTGGGCGGTGCCGTCGAAACTCGCGGCCACCTCTTTGGCGTTGGCCCCGGCGTTCTCTTTGAATGTCTCGGCACCCTCGCTGGCGTCGTCAAATCCATCCTTGGTGGACTTGCCCACCTTGTCACCGGCTGCCTTGGCATCCCGGCCCAGCTCGCGGAACACGGCACTGGATTTATCACCCAGGACATCGGTTGATTTCGCGGCTGTCTTGATGTCATCGCCGATGCCCTCGATGCTTTTGCCGGCCGATTTGGCACCGTCTTTGAAAGCGTCCCCGATGGACTCCCCGGCCTTGTCCGCTGTCTTGGCGCTGGCCTCCATCCCCCTGGCCATCAGGTCGCTGTTCTTGTCCCCTGCCTGGCCCATCGCGTCCAGTTCATCGGCCACAGCCTCCAGCTTGTCCCCGATGGTCTTGGTGCCCCTGACTACGTCCTCGACGTCGGTTAGGAACTTGACCTCAATAGCCATTTAGCTGCCCTTGTTCTCCAGCGCCTGGCTGGCCTTGTAAACGATGGTTTGGACCCACAGCGCGATCATGCGCGGGGCGGTGTCAGACCAGGCTGGGTAGACCACGCGGCCCCGGTTGGTGGCCGCTGGCAGCTGGCGCTTGGTGTGCCTGGTGACGCGGGCACTGCCACCGCCCTTGGTCTTGCGGCTGTAGTCGGTTTGGTGCTCGGGCTCGGTGGTGCCGAACTCCCAGGCCCTGGCGTCGGTGTCGGGCACCAGGGTGCCGCCAGGCAGTGCCCGCCTGGAGCTGGCGGCCACCACCTTGGCGGGGTTCCCTGGCACTGCCCTGGCACCTTTGGCCAGCACCAGGGCATCCATTTTGGATCCGGCAGCGGACGCCCTGGCGGTGATGGCCTCGCGCCATATCTTGTTCAGCTCGCCTCGGGTGGTGCGGTTGATGTCGTTTTTGACTTCCCGCCCTACGGCTTTCATCGCCAGTACAGCCCCGCGGAACTCCGCCAGGGATTTGGCGCTGGGCTGTACCGGCATGGGGTTACGGTGCCGGGGTGATGGTCGCCAGGCCATCCACCAGCAGGGTGGCTCCCGATGCCGTTTCGGCGTCGGCGGTGCCGCCCAGGGTGCCCGGTGCCTGGAACGTGACGTTAGCGGCCACCTTGGGGGTGGTGCCGCCCTTGGGGAAGAACTCCACCTTTCCCTTGGCCCCGTGGTTGGTGCGCAGGAACAGCCACAGGGAACCTGTCGTCAGATCCTGGCCGATGTTCAGCACGATGGATTCCGACTGCGCCCCCACGTTCTGCTGGATGGCCCCGCTAATCGGGTTCCAGCTGCGCGGGGTGGAGCTGGCCTGGAGCTGCACGGATGCCACAGCGTCGGCAAACTCGGTCAGGACTCCTGCGCCCACCGCAGCCTTGAAGCTCGCGTTTTTGATTTCCAGCACGTTATGCGCCATCGGTGTTCCTCTCGGTTATTACTGCTGTTTTGTAAATGTCGGTGCTGCGCAGCTGGCCGGTGATCTGCCAGCCGCCCAGGACTTTCTCCCAGGTCATGCGCTCTGCTTTGCTCCAGCTGGCCAGGCCCAGGCGCTGGATGCTGGTTAGCAGTTCATCCAGCAGATCCTCTGCCTCAGTCTCGGCGTCGGCCCCGGCTGTCTTGGAGCAATACAGATTGATGGTCAGCCGGTGGATCAGCTCCAGGCCCTGGCGCTCCAGGTCGGTACGCCATACCGACACAGCCGGGGCCCCCTTGGCCACCTGCTTAGGTGTCCAGGGGAAGGGCTGTACCACCCAGGCGGGGTGGTCTGTTGCGATCTGTTCCGCCACCTGGACCCTGGCCGGATCCGTGGCGCTCACAGCAGCCCCGCGAAGGGGCTGGTCTTGGGCTTCATCAGGCCCCTGGCCTCCATCACCAGGGGATAGGTGGAGAACTGGAAACCATCGGGCCCGAACGTGTCACCGTCGCCGCCACGCTTGCGGGCCCACAGGTGCTGGGCCAGCATCACCTGGGCCAGCCCGTAACGATCCGGTGGCGGATCCAGCAGCTTGGCTTCCCCGCCCACGTACTCCACCAGCAGCTCATGGGCCACGCCCAGCAGCCTGGTGAGCTGGCCCGTGGGTGGCGCGTCGGTCCAGTCGTCGGCCACCTCGTCAGTGTCGGCCCAGCCCACCAGTGCCATCCTTAGCCTGCCGGTGCGATGGTAACGGCCTTGATGCCCTGGGCCTCGGACTGGAACGCGTAGTAGCCGAACACGCCCGTGGTGATGCCACCGTGCGCGATGTCCTGGGCCTCGACGCGGATGGGTGCGCCCGGCAGCTCATGAGCCACCACGGCCTGCTTGGCACCCACGATGACCTTGCCCGCCATCGACGTTACCGAGTCAGGGGCACCGACGATTTGGAAGTTCTCCAGGGTGCCACCCTCCAGGCCCAGGGACGCCTGGAGAAACGCCAGCTTGTCGTTGGTCAGGGTGTCCAGCATTTCCTCGTAGTAGTCGCCGCCGACGATGGCGAACGTGGGAACACCGAACTCCAGCACCTGGCGGGCACCGCGCACCAGGGCACGGAACGGGGTGGATCCGGCAGCCACGGTGGACGCGGTACCGGCTGCGGCCTGGATGGCAGCCAGGGCCTTGGCGTCCATTTTCTTCGCGTAGTTCTTGGCGCGGGCCTTGTAGAACGATTCCCAGAAAGCAGGGTTACGGAAGTCGGAATGGATCCGATCCACCGTCACGGCAGCCGCCAGGCGGGATGCCTGGGTAGGGATCTTCTTTGCGGACACAGGACCGCTGCCCACCTCGGCCAGATCACCGGCGTAGTCGTAGACATCGGGTTCTTCATCCCAGCCCCACTGGATAATCTCGGTGCTGGTCAGGTCGGCATGGCCGATCAGCGGCATAAACCGCTGCGCGTACTCCCGGCCCGTCCACAGCTCCCCGGCGTAGGAGGGCTGGGCCACCACGTCGAACACGTCGCCGCTGACCACACCGGACAGGGCAGCCCACAGCTGGGATGCCTCGGCGTTGGCGTTATCGGCCAGGGCAGCGCACAGCAGGTTCAGTCCGTTTTCTTTCACCTCGGTGCTGGCGGTCAGCGGGGTGCCGCCGACAGTCGTCGGCTGGGGCTCGGATGCGGTAACGATGGGCTGGGGCACGTTCTCTCCTGCGGGGTTGGGTGTTGCGGGGTCTGTCGGGGTGTTGGGCTGCTCGGCTGCCAGGGACTCGGCCAGGGCCTGGGCGTTGTCCGCCAGCTCCTGGGCCTGGGCTGCCAGCTCGCCGTGGTCGGACGCGATCATCAGGGCATCGGGGTAGGCGGGGCGGACACAGACCCCGGCACCGGACAGCAGCCCTGCCAGCAGGTTGCCTGCCCTGGTCACGGGATTCTTGACTTCCACGCTGATGCCTGGGCGGGCCCTGGTCTTGGCCTCGGTGTAGGCGTCGCGGCCTGCCGTGGTGTCAAGGAACTTCACGCGGGCCCGCATCCCATCGGCCAGCTCGTTGAAGCTGGCGAAGAATCCCACGGGGCGCTTGTAGTCATGCTCCAGGTTCACCGGCACGCTGGCCGGATCCTGGGGCACCGTCAGCACACCGGCGCTGGCGGTCAGCTTGCCGATGCTGGTGGATCCCTGCTGGCCGTAGGGCAGCAGCAGGTAGTCAAGCTCCAGGTCTGGCAGCTGCTCTGATGCCAGCAGCTGGCCTGTCATTTGCATGGTGGTCATGCGTCGATTCCGATCTGTTGGGCGGGCACCGCGCTGCCGGTGTTTCCGGCTGCCGGGGTCATATCAAACTTGGAGAAATCCCACTCCAGCTCCAGGCCCGCCACGTCGTCCTGGCTGAACCGCTGGCTGATGGGCAGGGTGAACAGGCCCAGGGACAGGCGCAGGAACTCGTTAGCGTCTTGGAGCGTATTTGAGTAGGTGTCTGTGGTGCCGCTGGCACCGTCCAGCATGGACGCATTCAGGTTCACCCAGTTGGCGAAGTCCACCCGAATGGCGTTGCGGGCCTGGATCAGCATTGCGGCATCTTCACCGCCCAGGTGCACGTTCAGGGTGATGCCTCGCGGGGTGATGCCCACCGCCCCGCCCTCCGACTCACGGGCGATGTTCCACTGTTTCTGGACCTCCAGCAGCTCATCCCTGGTGCCCTGGTAATCGTCGGTGATGTGCAGCTCGACGATGGGGATAGGGCTGGATGCCCGCTGGCTGATGGTCTTGCAGATCCCCTGGTACTGGGCGATGGACTCGGCCGCGTACTCCAGGAAAGACATCGGCAGCAGCCCCGGCACCCAGATGAAATCCTCTTGCCTGTCGGCCACGAACCAGCCGCCCTGCTTGTCCAGGTACTCCACCTGGGCCTTGTCGTTGTACTGCCACTTGTCCCAGGGCAGCACCAGGGCATCGGTGATGGTGTCGCCGCTGCGGGCTACCCGCACCATTGATTCATTGTGGAAGAACATGTCTTGCACCAGCTGGGCCCGGCGCTTGCCCGGTGTGATGGGGCCCCAGGTCTTATTGATCCAGGCGTGGGCCTCGGGCAGCTCGCCGCCACCGGCTGCCCGCAGCGGTGATCCGGCAGCCACCACCGAATACAGCGAGGTGCCACGGATCACGGCAGGCACGTGGCAGGCGCTGGCCACTGTCGGCAGCACCCCGGCAGGCATGCCGGTGGATCCAGTCACGGAATGAATGCCTGACAGCTCGGCCCAGGGTGACTCCACCACCAGCTTGCCGCTGGTTTGGAAGTCCCGCACCGGGCGGGTTTTGGCGAAGAAATCGAAGATTGGCACACCGGAAATCTAAGCCAGCTCGCACCCAAAACAGGCACCCAAACGGGGCCCCAGCCAAACGCCTGGGCAGCTTGTCCCGCAGTGTCCCGCAGCGTCCCGGTACGGTGCCCAGGCTGGAGGATCCCCACAGACCGCATCGCCCAGCTGGGCCCCCAAAAGCTCGAGGTTTTGGAGGATCCCTACAAAGGCCCAAAAGGCCGGCCTTTTGAAAATTGCCTAGAATCCGCCGATCTGAAAAAAGGCCGGCTTGACGAAACCTCTAAGTCATAGTGGGGATAACGCCCAGGTCGCCGCCCCGTTTCAGTGTCGCTGCCACGGCCAGGGCATGCACACAGGCCAGCAGTGCGCTGATGTCCCTGCCGTGGCTGCGCCCGAATAGCCTGGATCCCCCAGCGTCCCGCCAGGTGGCTGCCTCCACCGCGTTGGTTATCGCCCGGCTGATGGCGTGGTGGAACGTCTCGGAATCATTGGCCGATGCCACCAGGGCTGTGGCCGCTGCGACGTCGCGCAGCTGGAGCGCCTTTAGCCGCTTGGCGTTGAAGCGTGGCTTGCGCCCCACCGCCTGCGCTATGGCGATGTTGTCACCGATGGAGTCATAGCCCCACATGACATCAGGGTGTTTGGCCTGGGCCCGCATCAGTTCATCGGCCACCCAGGCGCTGCGGGGCGCATGGGCCATCAGCTGAACATGGGGCTCCCAGTTCTCATCGAACCAGGCCACGGCCACGGCAGCAGCCGCGCCGCCGATGGCCACGTCATAGCCCCCACCCCAGCGCACCCCTGCCGGTGGCTCAGCTATCGGGGCCACCCCGGTGCGCTCGAATTTCGCCAGGTCCAGGGCAGTGCGGGTGGAGTCGGGAGGCCATACGCACAGATACTCCCGGATGAACTCGGCCAGGCCCATCGTGGCGAACCGCTTGCGCATGGTCTTTAGGCTGGTCAGCCCCGCAGCCAGGCCAGGGTGGACGCGGAACCACAGGCGCGGATCCGCTGCCTGGAGCGCGCTCACCACCTCATGCTCAGCTGCTGAGTAGTCNGCGATGCCCAGGGCCTTNGGATCCGCCCTGGCCGCTGCCAGCTTGTCCCANAANTCCCCTGCCCGCACCAGNCCAGGGGTGCCCGAACGGATCACCTGGCCATCCTTGCGGGTATCCATTACCGGCAGCGCACCGGCCATCAGATCCTTGGACTCCTGCGGATCCAGCTCGCCCGCTTCATCAAACCAGAGCACGTCAGCTGCCAGGCCACGGTACGTGGATGCCTTGGGCGGGCCTACCCACCAGCGGCTGCCGTTGGCCCACTGGAGGTACTCCCGGCCCGTCGATTTGAACACCGTCCACTTACGGTCTGCCGGATCCGGTGTGACCATTTCCAGGGTGCGGACCATATCCATAAACACCGCGCTGGCGCGGGTGCCATCCTGGGCTGTCTGGATCACCTTGTAGCCTGGCCGGTTCTCGCACCGGCCCAGCAGGGTGGCCTGGATGGTCGTTGTCTTGGTCGCACGCCTGGGCACCTGGATGGTGCAATCGTCATACAGCGGATGCCCCAGCGGATCCCTGGCCTGGAGCACACCGGCCACCAGGTGCCCCTGCGGGGTCAGCGGCATGCCCAGCATGGTGGCCCCGTGGTGCGCCTCGGATATGTCAGTGTCAGGCGGGGTGGGGCTCAGCCAGGCGGGCACCGCCTCCAGGCCCTCCAGGGCTGGGTGGAGCGCCCCGAACTCACCAGTTGGGAACTGGGATTCCCAATACTCCAGCGGGTCCAGGTCGGCCATATCATCCGGCAGCTGGGCCAGGTCCAGTGCGGTGGTCATGCCTGCCCGCCCCACCGCTGCTGCGCGGCCTGGCGGGTGATCCCGGCACCCCTGCCGATGTCGGCCCAGCTGGTCCCGTGGCGGGCCCGCTGCGCGGTCACAGCGTCTTGGATGGCTGCGCCGAACTGGGCGTAGACAGCCAGCATCGCTGCCAGATCCTCGGGGTCTGCATCGCCCACCCGCTTGGAGTAGGCCCGCAGCATCCGGCCCATCATCGCGGCGTATTCGGTGGTATCTCGTTCCCTGGTCATGCTGTCAATCTAGCGTTGACAGTCAAATCCCGCCAGGGAAAGACAGCAGCCCCACAGCCAGGGTGGTGGCTGCGGGGCTGCTGGCGGGGCTGGTGCTAGGCGTCGATGTCCCGCCACACAATGCCGGTGCTGGTCAGGCTGCCATCGGTGTTGAACAGGGCCCCGGTGGTGCCGATGGGGTCGGTGATGTCACGCGTGTGCCAGGCGATCCGCTCCAGCCAGGGGCGGCTCTGGGCCCCTGCCCAGATGTCCCGCATGAACTGTTCCACCTGGGCGCGGCTGTAGCGGTTAGGCACCGCTGGCGTAACCACGTTGCCCTGGGCATCCAGTACCGCATCTTTCGCCAGGGTGTCATGCACGCACGTTTCCGTTACCCACACCGGCTTGCCGAACTTGGCGTACAGTGCATCCACCTTTGACAGCCAGGTCTTGGAGTCGGGATTCATGTAGATATGAGTGGCCACGAAATTGACCTCGAAATCCCGTTCCCAAGATTCGGTGTAGAGATCCAGGGCTTTCTGCGCGCCCATGAACTTATCCGCCCACTCCGTCACGGTGGACACGTTGGCGGGGCTGCCCTTGCGGATCTGCCAGCCGTTATCCATCAGCGGCTGCCAATTGTTCAGCGCCTCCAGCGGCGACATGTTGGCCTGCGTGGGGTGGTCCGGTTCATTGAATGCCAGGAACGCCGGAATCTTGGCGGGGCTGATAAGGGCCTTTTCCGCCTGGATGTCGGCAGTCCAGGCAGCCAGCCGGGTTGGGTTATCCGAGTACAGCATGGGGATCCACTCGGTGCTGATCTTGTCAGGGGTGCCCGCCCCGCGTGTCTGGCCCCAGTTGTACCACCACTTGGGATTGAGGGATTTGATCCGGTCCACGTTGGCGTCGATGTCCGATTTGTAGCCAATACCTTTGAGAGTCAAGAGTTGTTCAGTCCTGTCTAGTTGGGTTGGTGGGGCCCCGGCTGGGGCCCCACCAGTTTGAATCTACTTAGCCTGGTCAATTCGCCAGGCAGCGAGGTCGCGGCGGTGCACCTCGGTTATGGTCCTGGGCTGCACTGCCGGATCCAGGGTGATGGTGTAGGCCATCCCATCCCAGATCACCAGCACCCCGCGCCCGGCGTGGTCGGCCAGGGCTGCCCGGCACCACCCCTCCAGGTCCTGGGCGTAGCGCCTGGAGCGCCCGGCCACCAGCTCGGCGCTGGCATCCAGCCTGCCCTGGGTGTCCACCGGCACCGGCAGGCTGGCCTGCTTCCCATACTTGGGGCGGTTCAGCTCGCGCCTGGGCGCACCGCTGGTGATCCCTGCCAGGGCCCGGCTGGTCTTGCCAGCCTGGCGTGGGCCCTGCTCGGGCATCGCGTCCAGGCTGGCGAAAACATCGGCCACGGGATCCTTGGTGCTGTTTGTGCTGGTCATTGTGCTAAGTCCTGTCTGTGGTTGTTGGTCTTGCTGGTCATCGCCACCCCGCACGCGCGCAAAGGGAGG